CTTGACTCTTTGCCTCAAACGCATGACAAGAGAAAAGACGATTAAAAAACATATCTGCCGATATTAACGAATAGAATTAGCCGGAATTTGCACACCGGCACTAAATAAAAGACAAAAAAAAACCCCACAACCGTTGCAAGCGGTCTGGGGGTCGGCAACCTTTCCAAGCATTAAACAACAATACAAGGTCACAAAATGAGTTTATCTTATTCAGAAAAAAATGCAATAGTCCAGCAACAAAAATTAGAACAAAGCCGCGCCGCTTCAATTTATCCCATCAAATACATAGACGCTTTAGATTGCTCTAGCGTCGAATATCAAAACGAATTCACGGACCAATTCGATCCGATTATCCCCCCGTTTAGTAACACGGGGGGTACAAAACAAACAGTAATAAAAACAACGGTTTGCAGTTTGACCCCCACTATCGAAAAATTCTCTTGCATCGTCGATTTTCTTTCTTTTTCGTTTGCTCTTGAATCCGATTTTTCAATCGAAAATTTCACCTCGTCTCTTGATAACGTGGAAAAAATAATCCTCGAATTGTCCGGTCACGTTGGTGGTTTGGCTTGGGCTTTTCAAGACAAGGGCTTGTTCGGTTACAAATATTCCGCAACCCTCGCCAGACACGGTCAAAATGTTGGCCTTGTTGGTTTCGGGGGCAATAACAATAGCTGTTATGTCTCGCTATCGGGTCAGGGTTGCGTTGGTGTTGACATGTTCAACCTCAAAAAATTCGTCGAGAACTTGCCCGCCTGCAAAATCACCCGTATAGATCTTGCTCATGATGATCTTGAATGTAAACAATCAATCCATGACTACCGCGCCCTTTATGAGTCCGGCGGTTTTGCCATGCATAACACCAATCCAAGCGCGCGCTTTATTGACGACATGGGCACCGGCAAGGGTTCCACGCTCTATGTTGGCGCAAAGAGGAACGGCAAAGAGGCGTGTATTTACGAAAAAGGAAAACAACTTGGCTCTCAGGATTCCCCTTGGATACGTTTCGAAGGCAGGCTAACCGCCGTTGATCGCGTTGTTTCTTTTGATGCCATGGTCAATCCTGCCCAGTATTTAGCCGCGCTTTATCCGCCGTTTGCTCATTTATCAGCTATTCACGCGCGTCTAGTAATCATTAAAAATCATACAAAAATAGCGCTCGATCATTTAGTCGAGTATGCATCGATTGCGTATGGTCGCCTCGTAAATTACCTAAAAGTACAGGGCAAAACCGATGCCCAGATTGTTGAAATGCTTATAGTTGACGGTATCCCCAAGCGTTTGATGATTCCTGTAACCGAAGAAATTAATATGATACCGTTTTAATAAAGTTTGCTATTATTAAAAACATGCCTATAATTGCTAACAGTTACTCACGAACTGGAATTATTAGCCATGCCACTCATAAAGATTAAAGTACAAGATATATTTACTACGACTAGAACAGGCGTAGCCGCCAAAACCGGCAAAGCCTACAAGATGACTCAACAAGAAAACGTTTTCGTTGAGCTTAACGGTGAGATTAGAAAAATTCCCGTAATGCTGCAAGAAAATCAGCAACCGTTCGCCGCTGGCAATTACTCATTGAATCCCTTGTCTCTACTCAGAATAGGCCGTTTTGGCTTTGAAGTTGACGGATTTAAAGCGCTGGAATTGATACCCGTACAAATTGCAGGCATACCCAAAGCTGCATAAAAAAATTTAGTCGTTCACTCGTTTCAGAATAGATAACGACTAATAATCGCCCATAAGGGCAAAACATAACCTCAAAAGAGAAAAGCAAAATGAAAAATCACAACTATTTAAAATTCGTATCTGGTTCGGCTTTGGTTGTTGCTGGTATCGGTTCTGCGTCTGCCGCCGTTGATGCCGCTGTTACTACTGCAATTTCAGGCGCTGGCACTGATGCGGCAAGCGTCGGCGTTGCCGTCCTCGTTGTAATTGTTGGTATCTATGCGTTCAAATTGCTTCGTAAAGCTCTGTAATTTCTCCAAAAGAGAAAAACGTTAAAAATAGGGCTGGCCTTTACGGGGGCCGGCCTTTTTCAATTAAGGGGGTTCAAAATGGCAATCTGTGTAGCCGTATCTGGTTCCAATCTGGTCACAACGTCAACCGCAATCGGTTCGTGTACTGATTATGCGTTGTTGACTGCTAGCGAATACGCCGCAAGCGTTCCACCTATGACTGTCGATGATGCCATGGCTTATTCTGGACTTGTTGTCCTCGCTTGGGCTATTGCGTGGAGTATTAAAATTTTGAGGCGTACATTATGATTTCAAGCGTTGTATTTTTTGTTGTTGTTGCCGTTTTGGGGGCCGCGTGGATAACTTTCTCTTGAAGTTGGCGCTTTTTGCTCTGCTTATGTTTTCATCTTCGGTTTATGCCGTTGACCGAACAACCGCTTACCAAAATTGCCGAACATATCAGCAATCGTCTTGGTATACGGGGCAAGCTGATTATGATTGCAAAATAGCCTATACTGGTTCAACCGCTTATAACGCGTGGTTTAAAACAACAGGTGGCGTATGGTATGCGGACCAGTCACATTCTACTTATTTTAACTGGACCGGCTCCGACTGCCCATCTGGGCAAACATGGAGTGAAACAACTCACTCTTGTAGCGTGCCGTGTGCCGTAGGTGCAACCGCACAGCTCACCCAATTTACGCCTATTGGCACTCTTTTAACTTTATACATCGGCAAGGGTCCAGACCTCGTTCAGGGCGGCTGCACATATAGCTGTAATAGTGAGCAAACTTATGAAAAATACGATACCACCGGCGTTTATGCAACCTATTCTTGTACTGGTACTGGCGTAGTCAATAATACGGCTACAACCGTATCAAAGCCTACTGATGCAGTCCCAGTCGTCCTAAGTGCTGGCGGTCAAACCTGTTCAAGCAAAACGGGTAAAAACGTGTGTGTTGGCGGTGATATTCCCGCTGGTTGTTCGTACATTAACGGTGTTAAAACGTGTCCAAGTGGCACTAATTCGGCAACGGTCGGCATTTCTCCGCCTCTTGCTTCAACTGCCTCTAAAAATTGCGGTCGTGTAAACGGTAATGTCGTCTGCGTTCAGCCGTCTGGCACATCCAATAACGTATTGAACGCCGTAAGCCTTTCCGGTTCCGCCGCCATAACATACGAACAGGGCGTAAAAACCGTATCTACCGTATCGCCTACGGTCGCCAATCCTGACGGGTCAACAACTCAAACAACAACTAACACTACAAACATATATGGCGAGCCTGACGGCGTCACAACCGTTGATACATCAAATACAGGTGTTGCCACAACAACCAAAACAGGCGGTGCTACTGGTTCCGGTTCTGTTGGCAATGACCCAGCGATAGCTGATGCCGCAAAATCCGCCGCACTCGCCGAGTGTGCAAAACCCGAAAACCAGGGGACGTTAGGTTGTGCCGGTTTCGGCGATATCCCCACTCAGGAAACCATATCCACAACCGCTGTCACCGCTGCCTTGTCGGTTGGCTCCTACGATGTTGGCTCTTGTCCGGCTTCTCAAACAATCACCACATCACACGGCAACATTACTATGAGCAACACACCAATTTGCAATCTGGCAACCGGCATTAAACCTCTAAATTTGGCTATTGCCTATCTAGCCGCCGGCTTTATCGTTTTTGGCGCGGTGAGGTCCTAAATGATCGCCGCACTCGCTCCGTTCTTAATTGCTATAACTGGATCACTCGCCGCTCGTGTCATGGTGGCGTTGGGGATTGGCGTGTTTTCCTACGCCGCTTTAAACGCGTTGGCTTCGTCCGTTGTTTCCGCCGTTACCTCATCATATTCCGGCATGGGCGCTTTTCCGCTTGCTATTGTAAATCTTGCCGGTGGCTCTCAGGTTTTCGCTATCTTGACCGCCGCTATTATTACCCGCGCCTCGTTGATGGCTGTTAAAGCCATGCGTCCGATATGATAACTCTGATTACCGGCGGGCCTGGCACTGGCAAAACTGCGTGGCTACTTGATCAGCTTTTAACGCTACGCAAGGTTGAGCCAAACAAACTTTTATTTGTCCACGGTGTTCGAAACCTGCGTGGCATATCTCACGAAACAATATACTGTAGGTCACAGTTATGTGATATTTGCCGTAGCGCGGATATACCGCAAGCTGCAAAATTCGTTGAAGAATGGCCTGTCTGGAAAGAGTCCAACTCTTTGGTTATCGTTGATGAAGTGCAGCGTATTTGGCGTCCTCGTTCCGGTGGTGCGGCTCCATCCGACGCGGTTAGCGGATTAGAAACCCATAGGCATTATGGTTTGGATTTCTGGCTCATTTCTCAGGGTCCACACCTGTTCGATAATTTTATACGTCTGCTGGTTGGTCGTCACGTTCACCTTGTCTCGCGCTGGTCCGGTCGCACTCAATACGAGTGGCCTGAATGTAAGCAGGATGTCCAAAGCAGGGGCGACGCCGTAACGCGTCCTTACAAGTTGCCCGCACACGTTTACAAACATTATGATTCTGCTGAGGTCCACACAAAGCAAGACAAAAGAAAGCCTATCAGTTTTTATGTCACTATTGCCGCTATCTTGCTTGCCATTTTTGCCGCTGGATTTGTTTACACACGGCTAAAAGCTCGTATAACTCCCATTGCGCCTGTACCGGCGAGTCAAACAGGGGTGGACGGTCTGCCGTCCTCCCCTGTGCAGGCCGCGTCCGTTCCGGTTGCAAAGCCCGTTTTTCCAGATTTTAAACCGACTGTTCCAAACGTCCCAGAGTCCGCGCCCGCTTACTCCGAGTTGGTGAAGGTCACGGTTGCGCCGGTGTTGTCCGGTTGTATATCAACACCCAAGGTTTGCAAGTGCTACACACAACAAGGCACTCCATACCCAACAACCAAAGAATTTTGCTCCTCGTATATTGCAGGTAATTATTTCAACCCGTACAAGATGGAACGTGAAGGCAAGAACTATGCCAGCGACAAAAGCGAATTGTTAGCACAAAATGAAACAAAACACAACTAATTTAATTTATTGACAACAAACAAAAAATGTGAATGACAATTTTAACAAAATACACAAAGTTACAAACTTGTCAAGCTTATTTTGACATCGTTAAAATCGTTATTCACTAATCAAAAAATCAAACACGCTCATTAATGCCCCAAATTTAACGCGTGAGGCACGATAATTTAAGGTATAGCCTAGTATTGCTTTTTCATTTTCGTTAAAAGCATACTTTTTCGCAAATGTCAAGAAAATAAATATCTTGACAAATAAAAATAACTGTGATTCTAAAAACCACATAAAACAGTAGGAATATAAACCACATAAAACAGTAGGAATATAAACCACATAAAGCAGTAGGTAATACGCAACTTATCAAAACTGGTCGGCGGGGTTACGCCGTTTATTTGCCAAACTGCATGAAGCGTTAGCGAATGCCACACTAACGTGATGATGACAATACCTGCATCTAATCTTTATCATTCAACATTCACACCGGCTACGTCATCATTCACCCTATTAACTATTCTCAATCAATCGGGAATTATCATATTGCGTATCAGTGTAGCGTATGCGATAGCATAGCGTCTCACATCCGCAATTTATCGGTGTCAGGGCTTTTTTATGTATCCGACTATTTCAAATCATGGGATCGTGGGCGCGCATCCCGTCAGACCCACAGCGGTTTTAATTAGCAATGTGTATAGTCGTGGTATTTGATCTATTTCAACGAAACCAACGCTAAAGGGTCGCACGGGATAGGCGCGCCCACCTCATTACTCTGGGCACATTGCAGTCCAATCCGATAACGGAAAATAAACAAAATAAGTCTTGATTTCGTGAGTCACGAAAGGTATAATAATCCATACTTTAAACAAAAGAGAAAAACATGAATACTTATAACGATAATGATATATTGGATGCCGCTTATTCTATCTACACAGTCTATGGTGACTATGTTCTTCATTGTCACACACTAACCCATTTACAATGCACAATAGATAATTATTGTTCCCAGCTTCAAGGTTTGCGCTTGATTGTTCGCGGTCCTGTTGATGGTCAATTAAGGGATTTTCAGAACGCCATTGGGCGCTCTTTTAGGTATCATCAAACTTGGATTGATCACGTTAGTTGAATTGGTGATTCACACGCGCTATTATTATAAGATCGTAATCAACCGGACCAAAACCAATGAACGCACAAAAAAAACCAATGTCAACGGCTGAAAGACAAGCCAAAAGACAAACAAAATTAAAAGCTGGATTGACCGAGTGCATACAACTCAGGTCCGATGTGAAAACGGCTGTTTTTATGTTACACGCAACTATGCGAACTATGAAAAAGATTGCTCTTGATGCCCAGAGCTCGGCACAGCTAGAGGTCGCTATCGAACAGGCCGAGACCGCCATAAAATTTCTTGACTCTTTGCCTCAAACGCATGACAAGAGAAAAGACGATTAAAAAACATATCTGCCGATATTAACGAATAGAATTAGCCGGAATTTGCACACCGGCACTAAATAAAAGACAAAAAAAAAC